CACCTGCAAGATTTATCGCAAAGATCGATCACACCCTACTGTTGTGACTGAGTATTTGGGAGAATGCCAAGGTAACTCAGAGCCTTGGAAAAAGTACCCAAAACGTATGTTACGTCATAAAGCTTTAATCCAGTGTGCGCGTGTGGCTTTTGGCTTCTCGGGAATTTTTGACGAAGATGAAGCACGACGTATTGACGACTGTCAAACTTCTTCAATTAAAACCGTTACACCTTCTGAAAACTTAGAAGGTTATGAAGAATTTGAATCTGAAAACTTGCATAAGTTCAAATCAGCTTCTGAATACGGCACACAGCAACTAATGGACATGCGCAGTACTTTAGATGGGAAAAATCCTATTCATAAAAAGTTTTGGGCAATTCACTCCCCTAGTCTTAAGCAAATTGCTCAACTAGCTGATCAGCATTTAGCGGAGAAAACATATGAACATTCTCCAGCGTAGTGATGATTGGTATGCGGAACGCTGTGGCAAAGTCACAGCAAGCCGAGTTAAAGATTTAAATGCAAAGCCAAGTAAAGGCAAAGCTTTAAATGCATTAGGTTTAACAATACTAGCAGAACGCCTGACAGGTATTCAAAAAGAAATACCAACCAATTTTTATATGCAATGGGGAATTGATAACGAGCCTCACGCTATTGCAGCCTATGAAAATGAAACAGGTAACTTTGTAGTAGGAACAGGCTTAATTGATCACCCTTTCGTTGAAATGTTTGGGGCATCACCTGACGGCCTTGTGGATAAAGATGGTCAGATTGAGGTTAAGTGCCCTGATACCACTACTCACTTAAATACCCTGCTCACAAAACAAGTGCCTGATGAATATATCCCACAGATCACAAGTCAGCTGTCATGTACTCGTCGGCAATGGTGTGACTTTGTTAGCTATGACCCAAGACTTAAACCTGAGCTTCAAATTATTGTGATTCGTGTATTTGCTAAAGATATAGATATAACTGGCATGGAATCCGATGTACGAGTATTTAATAAAAAGATTAACGAAGCAATTGAGAGTTTGGGAGCTAAATCATGACCCACATCCCAAGCAATCTCCTTCTTCCCTTTCTCATGTTTATGCATGAGTCGGGATATGGATCGTCCTACAAGAAAGGCTTTACTGTTTTCAAACGCGGTAATGAAGTTGCAAAAATCTCTACAACTGAGACGGATAAAGGTTTTGCAATGAATGAAGTTTGCCAAAAGAAATTTTGCTCATTCTGCCGAGCTTGGTTGAATCGAGATAAGCATTTTGTGAGCCAGTTGCGTATGCGTGGCGTGGCTTTGATGAATAAACTTAGTTATCAGATGGTGGCGTGATGAGACTTTACTTAATCCCTTACGCATTACGAACCAGGTCTTATTTAATGATCGAGTTTAAAGAATGGTGCTTAAAAAAGAACTACGACATATCCAATGATTCTAATTTTAGCATCAAGAAGCCGAATGGTGTTGTTGGGCGTTCATTTAAAAATGATAAATGCAACAGAAACTTTTTATCAATATGCCGAGATTTTTTGATCAATGAAAAGGGTCACAAAATGATCGGTTGTAATAAGAGATAGGGTGGCGTGATGGAAATTAATCAATTAAAGCCTGCTGAAATTGTGCGTGATGATATGGGTCAGTGGATTCATCCAGAATATTGCGCGTATATAAATGCATTGAGTGGTGAGTCGGATTATTTCACTAAAGAAGAATGGGCTGAACTTAAACGTCATTTCAATATTGAAACTGTCTCAATCTGGATGGAATCAAGTGTTTCGGAAGATGATTGGGAAGTCATGATGGATACTGCTGATATTACTAAGTGGGATCCAATTGCACCACATGGATTTTTCTTAATAGAAATTGGGTTTAGCGAAGATGATGCTTATGCGCTCTTTGCTCGTGAAATTCGTGAAGAAAGTGAGGTGGCGTGATGGTTGATTTAAAGAAAGTTGAAATTAAAGTTGATGGTGATGATATATGGCTTAATGGAGATTTAATCTCTAAATGTGGTGGTAATGATGAGTGGACTGCATTTTTTGACAATGGTCTTCAAGAAGATTTTGAGACTTTAGAGCAAGCTATAGCATATTGTTTGGAGCCGAGCCATGATTGATTTAGAACTGGAAAGAAAGGCTTTTGAAGAATTGTCATATAAAAATGGCGCTCGAAATTTCACAAAAGATGAAGTAGATAACGGGTACTGCTCTGCCGAACTAGATTATAACTGGCACATTTGGATTAAGTCTGCTGAATCAAAACAAGCCGAAATCGACTCACTCAAAGCGAAGTTGGCAAAGGTTGAGAGTGGTGAGTTTGTAGTTGTCAAAAAAGACGATATCGAAAATTGGTATTTAGATGAGGGCGAATACGTCTGGTATGAAAAAGATAGCATAGATGGTTATTTAGAAGATATAGAAAACGGTGAAGTGCTTGAAGTTCAGCGTAAAGAATATGTTGTGATAAACAGCAATCCAGTTTTTGCTACCAATGTTTTCACCGACTCTGACAACATTGAATGGGAGTTATTCGATTCAAAAGAAGAGGCTGAGAAAGCTGCGGCACATTGTAAAGCGATGGTTGAAGCGCAAGGAGATGGGGATGAGTAAAATTTACCAATTAATTGAGAATATCATTCGCGATGTTGCCGAGTTACCTGGTCGTTCGAGTCCTGATGACTGGACAGAAGCATTAATTGTTACCAGTGATGAGCTTGATGAGATTTTAATACAGGAAATTGGGGACTGCTTTGTATACATTCAGAAAGCAGCACAGGAAATTTGGTACGACAATGGAATGATAAATCGGTTTGAGCCGCTTGGTATTAAACTGGATTATCTGAAACGCTGGTTAATTAAACAAGACTTTTTGGAGCTAATGAAAATCGAATCTGAAATATCATGCCTTTCTAATGAAGATCTTTTTACTGTGTGTTGTGGCGAAGAATCTGAACAAGATCGGTTGGCATCTAAATCATTAAATCAATTTCTATGTAGAATTTTTGATGAAGAATATGAGCCAAAAGAAGCTGAAGGAGGTTGATGTGGGAAACGTTATTCCAGAACAAAACATGCTTGAAAAGATTTACGACGAGCTTCAACAGTTGAAGAAACAAGTTACCATTACTGACGAACGTCGTGTCTCTATAAAAGAATTTGCACAACGCATGAAAATGACAGAAGTGACCTTTTATGATCGAATTAAGAAAGGTGAAATTGACCCGCCCCGTAAAGATGGGCGATATAGTTACTACCTTAACTCGTATGTGAATAAGGTAGTCACAAAGACATCAAATTCTGATAAAGTAGCCGCTTACACATAGCGGCTTTTTAATGTCTCATAATTCAATACTTTATCAATTGTGAGTAACTTTGTGAGTAACATTAATTAACCCACATTGCATAAATCAATTAAATCAATAGGTTGCAATTAAAATGCTTCTC